TACTGGTTTAGTAAATTTTTTTACAAATCTTGAAAATCGTCCCATAATTTTTTATATTTTAATTGTTGAAAAGCAAGCTAGCAAGACTTGTATATATGCTATTGTACCACAATTTACTAGAGTTTTCCAGTCTAGTCAACGCTAGAATTCTCCAGTACTTGAACCAAAAGGCAAACCTGTTATCTTAAGATGAACACTTCTAGATAGGTCTTCAGCTTTAGTATCTGTATTGGGGTTTTGTACATCTAACAATGCTTCTGCATCTGACGTATACTCTGCTCCCGTCTTTACATTTTTAAGAGTTATTTCTGTTTCTGGTTTTATAATTGCTACTTGTCTTCCATCAATTTCTTCATATCTCATACTTGCTTTTTGTTCTATAAACGACATTATCTATCCTCTCTGTTGGTTTCTAATAAACTGACTGTAACATCAGGTCCTGTAATATCTGATAACATTTTTAACTTATCATTTTCTTGTAAGACTAATATGTTAATAATAAATTCAAACGTAGCATCCGCTGCTATAGTTTTTTTGCTATAAAAGTAATCTACACTGTTTGAATTAATTTTAATTGTAACCACAGCATCTCCTGCACCTTCATTATAAATATGAATAGATTTTACTAAAGCTCTAGTATTATTTGGAACCACGTACACATCTTTTTGAGTGTTAGTGATTAAATCGTCGTTTACTTTTTTATATATATTAGCCATTAAACCAAGTAAACCTTTCTTGTTGTTCTTTTAATTGTGTTAAGAATGTAGAGTTTAATTGTTCTACAACTAATGCAATAGATCTATTAATTTGTCTTGAGTTTTCTTCGGTATATACTTTTCTAGGTTCGGGTAATCTTACTATTATCTTTGTCATTACCTTCTACCATCTGGTTGAATATCTACTTGGAATGTACCAAATCTCCAAGACTCACCTGAAGATAAGTTAGCTAGTTTTAAATTAGCATATCTTCCTCTAGCTCTTGTGTCTACTTTTGTAGTATCACCATTTATAGTAAAAGGACTCAAAGGTGAATTAACTTCATCCGTTGTAGGGTAATCTGTAACCCCTATAGTAATTGTATTATTTCCAGTCAATACTTTAAAGTTAGGTAGAAATCTTCTCATGGCTAGAAATACCTCACTCTGATCTTTTTGTAAAGAGAAACTGAAAGACTGAATAAAAGATTGTAAAGTTGTTGTAGATCCATCAGGATTAATTTGATCGGTCCCCGTTTCATGAGCAAAGTAAGTAGTTTGACCAAGACCTGATTGTCCTGTTACATTGGGAAATGTACCACTAGCTGAACTATTAAAAGATGTAGCATAGGGTTGTGGATAAATAAGAGTATCCATCCAACTTGTTCTATTAAAATTTGTATTAGTGTTTGTATACCATGTACCTAATGGAGGTTGTTGAGCTTCACCATAATTATAAGCAACAGATCTATTATTAAAATCTGAGCCTGAAGATGGATACCACCAAGTAATTTCTGTAAATAAATTATTTAAACCTGCTGTAACTTGTTGACCTTTAGTTGTATCAATATCATCATAAACATAATCTTCTACAGAACATGGTAGAGATTTAACTGTACCATCGAATGCAAAGAAACCATTGTTAGACATCCAATAAGCAATACCATCAATTTCTGCAACTGCATTTTTACCAATCAATCCACAGTTAGTTCCAACTTGTTCAAAACCAAATGTAAATGGAGCTCCAACAAATTTCATTGTGTACAATGCGTTGTCTGTCCAAACTAGAATTGTTTCTTTAGCGATCAACGATCCGACAATTTTAGTTCCATCTTGTAATCTAAATGTACCTGCAGTATTAGTTGCTAATACATCATAGTCATTAATTTGTTCATCAGTTGAGAATCTTATAAACATATCATCTTGAGAATCTGTATCCCAAGTGTTATTACTATTTAATATAGCTAAAGTTCCAAAATGAATTAAGTGTCTAGTCGTAGGAGATACTAAAGTTATTCTAGTTCTCGTAGGATTTTTTGTAGTAAGTAATCCTGCTGTACTTTGAGATGCTCTAACTGCTAAAGGTGAAGGAACTGCTGTGTTCCAAGTATAAGTTTTACCGTTAGCAATAGTTGCTACTAGTACATCTCCATAATTTCCTAAAGACCATAGTCCTGGTTCTAAAACTATTTGCGAAGCATTGACCGCTGAACCCCAACCACTGTAGTCTGTAGCGTTAGTAACCACAGCATTGTTTAAATGTTCTACAGCTGTTGTTCCTCCAGCACCTCTAGTAATTCCACTTATTGTATCTGTGCCTTCAGTATTTGTTGTGTAAGTCATTAACTCATTACCAATTAGTAAAGTACCTGAAGATGGAAAAACAGAAGATTCGTCTACTACAAGACTTGTTGCACCTATAGCAAAATTACCTGCCATGTTTATTGCATTTACTGATGCTCCTGGAACTGTTCCACCATACTGTCCTAAACCAAAACCATAACCATAACTTTGTTCAGCAGGACCTACTGGAGAATAGGGTGCTGTAACTAAAGATCCTTGTGTAGTAACTGTAGCTGTTGATTGGTTTAAAGAATTAATTGTAAAAGTTGTAGAGTTGGGAACTGTCAATACTTGATAAAGTTTATCTTCAAATTGTGCGTTAGTTAAACCTGCTGATATTAAAGGAGCTGATAATACTACAGTATCAAATAAAACAATATCACCTGCTTCTAAATTATGAGCTTGGGCTGTAGTTACAGTACAAGTTTTGGCACTAGTACTATCAATAGATAGAGTACAACCTGGAAATGTAATTTGTGTAGGTGTAATTGTGTTAGTAGTTTTAAAAGGAGTTATATCAAATAACTGTCCTTCAAAATATATAAGTAAAAATTTATCTGTACCAATTGCAACATAACGATTACCTGCTTTATCTACAAATGAGTGTTGTGCTCTTGCTACACCAACCATTGTTTCTGTAAGTAATGATTGCCAACCTCCTATTTTTTCTGGAAGTCCGTATCTAAATCTAGCAAGGTCTGAATCTACCCAACGACCTTGAGCACCAACAGATGTATCTTGTTTATCTATTCCGGGTGCAAATTTAATTTGAGTGAGCATCTATTATGCTCCTATGCTGAATTAGTTTTATAAGTCCAACCTAACGGAGTATTAACATATACTAAAGTTATGGCTTGGGTGTTAGTTGTTAGTGTTAAATCAGCTGCTGTACTTAAAATGTTATTACCATTTCTACCTACTACACAGTTGTTATTTCCAAAACCTTGAGGACTTGTATTGGCATCTATAATTGTTACCTCATCTCCTTGAACAGGACTAATAGGTAAAGTTATAGTTACTGCATTTTGAAAAGTATTAAGAAGAATTTGATCTCCTGCAACTGCTAAATAATTTGAGTTAGTTCCAGCTACAACTTCATAGTAACCTTTGTTTAATATACTTCTAACTGTATTAGTTCCATCAGAATAAAATACTCCTGTTGATTTAGCAGGTACTGCTACAGGTGCTGTTGAGTTAGCGGTCTTAACATTTATTGTAAAATTATTATTAGCTCTTACAGTAGTGTCTTCTACTATAAATACTCTTAAAGCAGTTCCTCCTGAAGGAACACTTTGAGGCATAATTAATGTTTGGTTTCTAGTTAAAGTACCAGTTAATTTTATGTATAAATTTTTACCTGTTGCTGTAGTTGTGCCGGCTGCTGAACCATCTGCAAGAGTTAAAGTTACATCTGCATTTCCACCCATAGGAATTGAAACAACTCCTGAAGATGCTAGTTCTAAAACTTGTAAATTAGTATTAGTAATAGTTCCCCAAAGACCAGCATTTTCGCCGGTTGTAATTAGTTCAATTGCTAAATCTGATGAGTGTGCTGATGCCATAATTAATAAGGTTTTATCTCCACCCAAACGTTGTTTGCATTCGGGTCTATATCATTCCATGTTATGACGTTTGAGTTATTTGATTTTAGATTTAAACTTAAACCTGTAGGAATAACGTTTGCGCCAGCATTTATAATAACAGTTCCAGTTGATAAAGTCAAAGGGTTGTTAGTTGTGTTAATTGTGATGTCTGTAAAGGCGGTAACTGTACTGTTTTTTAAAATAAAAGGTGTACTTTCTGCTGTTAAACTTACATCACTTCTAATAGTTACAGTTCCTGTTTTTAAAAGAAAAGGATCTGCTGAAGGAATTTCAGTAATAGAAGTTGCTGCTACACCAACAAGACCTATATCTAATATTAAATTATTAGGATTGACTGATATTAGTACGCTACCATCGCCGGGATTAGTAGTCGCAAAAGGTTGCGCTGCGAATGAATCAAATCCAAACAGCATAATTACCTAGCGTTGTTGGGAACGTTATTTGTACCGACTAGGGATTGGCCGAAAGCCATAAAAATGTAGTTACTTCCATTTGTGTTTGTATTGCCACTATTTCCCCTAATTTTAAAACCATTTGAAACCATATCTATATATGTTGCAGAGTCTGCTGCTTCAGCAGAAGTAGTATTAGCTTCAAATACACTATTTAGTACATTAAATCCAAGTCTTTTGTTATCATATAAAAACCATTCCGAAGTAGAATCTGTCTTTTTAAAAAGAATAAAAGCTGGTTTAAATCCTGTGTAAAGAAACGGTCCATCATCATTCCCTGAACCAAAATATGAACCAACCTTACTGTAACCTTGTACCTCTGCGAAGCAGTAAGCTATATAATTATTTCCACTTGTATTTTGTCCTTCATAAGTTTTAAGGTCAATAAGTGCATTAGTCCAATTATTAGTTTCAGAAAAACTACTATTAGATGATGTAGCTTCAGTAGTGTTTAAAACTAATTTATTTTGATTACCAAATAATGGAGATTGTACTATCCAATTTACATTATTAGTAGTTATATTTTTCCAAATTATTATTTTTGGTGTAACACCTAAACCATGTCCAAATGTTGCATTAGCACCTGTGCCTGTGTATTGTGATATTGAAAAACCTGCTGTCGTATTAACAGAAGTATAAGTAGTATTTATAGAACCATCAGTATTTGATGAACCTTGACCATTTGCTTTAAAATTCCATGATGCAAAAGTGTTTCCACTAGCATTTACTGAAGCACTACTTCCTAATGATTAGAAACAGCATTTCTTTTTTTAATCCATGTAAAACTTGGTTCAAATCCAACTCCTGTAATTGCATTTGTTCCACCATTACCTGTGTAAAGTTTAGTATTAAAATTGAGTGAACTATTATTGATTGGAGTATAAGCCATTATAAATTTAATCCTTTCGTTGATAAAGCTGTGTAGCCAGTTGGTACATCATGCTCAAATATTCCGTTGCTACTTGCGTTAGTTCCTGCACTGGATACTGCTGATGTATTAAATGAACCATTGCC